AAAGCTGTATCTCCTGCATAAGAAGCGCCTGCTTGTCCTCTGGTACTGCCTGCACCAGGCGCTGCTCCTCCAGATCCAGGCAATCAAAAAGGAGAGTTTCAAACTCTCCCGTAGTAACTGCATTCTTATTTTTCTCTGGGGCAGCACCGCCCTTGTTTCCAGCAGCGTTCTTATTTCCCGGCTGACCGCCTTTCTTTTTCGCAACGTTGCGTTTCTTCTTTTGCAACGTTGCATTATCCCAGTCATATCTATTCTTCCAGCTTCGGATTGTCCCCTCCGGGATTTTCAGAAGATCTGAAATTTCAATTAGTTTTTTGCCTTCTAGGAACAGATCTCTGGCCTGTTCCATTCTGGCATCTGGCGCTCTGGCCATGCACCACCACCTCTCATTCGTGTTTGTTTTGGGTATAGAAAAGGAGCCACGCTGGGTGACTCCTTTAATAGTAAGAACATATACTACTTTAACTCTTTTTTCTTTTTTGATTCTTCACTATCTTTTTTCAAATCAAAAATTGTTTCAATATTGATTCCCATAGCATATCCTTTCCTTTTGTAATTCCTTCTCTATTTTGGATTATATGATATAAATCGCATGCCGTCAACTTATTTTAACTCATCACTCATCGAACCTTTAATAATGACATTTCGTGTTCCAAAAATAACTCTTTTCCTTTGTTTCATAGAAGCACGTTTCCAAGTATTAAACAGCCCAATTACATTAGTATATAATTTTCGAGCATCAACATTATTTTTTGCAATATTGTAATACAATACACTAACCATTTCCAAATATGTTTTATGCAGTGATTGATAAACAACACTTTCATCTGCTACATTATGTGTAAAATGCATCGCAAAAAATTCCATGCTATTCAATAGTTCACATACAATACCATTCATAAAATCATTTACCAATGCAGTTTTATTTATTTCTATTTCCGAATATTCTTTGTTACCTTCCTCTGCTTTTTTTAGGCGTATTAGCTTTTCGTTAATCGGTGTATTATATCTTATGCTTGCCTCAACTACAATTCGGGCAAATTGATCTGAATTTATTATTTCAGCTAACCGATCTAATTGACTTTTGCTAAAATTATCCTGTAGTTCATGTATATCGAAATTATTCATATTTTCTATTTTTACTTCTTCAATAATCTTAATCATATTGCATCTAGTAAAAACATAAAATAATATACAATATTTGTCTAATATATTGTCCTTATAATATTCGGATAAATCTATGGCCTTTTGAACTTTTTCATTTCTGTTTTTTAGAATTTCACTTTTCGATGATAATACATATTGCCACCCAGCAACCAAAACTCCAACAGAAACAAACACACTGGT